GATCATGGATCTGGCCGAGGCGCGTAAGCACCCGCTGGTGTTCTTCTTCTGGAAGCACCAGCGCGACCTCATGATTGCCGAGGCCACCAAGCGCAGCATGTCGTTCGCGGTGATCGACGCCGACACCACCGACGCAGAGCGCTTCGCCATCGTCTCGCAATACCAGCTCGGTCAATATGACGTGCTGTTTGCGCACCCGCAGAGCGCTGCGCACGGCCTGACCCTCACCAAGGGCAACAGCACCATCTGGCCTGGCCCTACCTACAACCTGGAGTGGTTCGTACAGGGCAGCCAGCGTCAGGCACGCATCGGCCAGAAGAGCAAGACCGAAGTCCTCACCGTGATCGCCAACGGATCGCGTGAGGCGGAGATCTATGACCACATCCTCATGCCGAAGAACACCCGTATGAGCAATCTGCTGAACTTGGTTGCGCTGGGCACTGAGGACCGCGAGCTGGAGATGGCATGAGCTGGGCATCCGCTGTCAAAGATCGGCCGGTTCAAACCAAAGCCGACCTCACCCGCAAGCCGTCGTTGATCCCCGAGGGGTTCTTCAAGCCGGTGTTCGAGGCCGAGGTTATCGACTGGGCTCACCTGGTCGCCCTCGACTTCGAGACGCATTACGACGACGACTACACGCTGAGCAAGTTGAGCACGTCGGAGTACATCCGCGACCCTCGCTTCGAGGCGCTGATGATCGGCGTGAAGGTCGGCAACGCCAAACGGATCGTGGTGCCCGGCAATAAGCTCAAGACCTACCTCAAGACGATCCCGTGGGCTTTCTACAGCCTGCTCTGCCACAACACGCAGTTCGACGGCTTCATCCTGAGCCATCACTACGGCATCGTGCCGAAGCGCTACTACTGCTCGCTGTCGATGGCGCGTGCGCTGCACAGCAACGACATCGGCGGCAGCCTGCACGAGGTGTCGCTGTTCTATGGCGGCGCCGGCAAGTTCGCCACCGGCACCGAGGACTTCAAGGGTCTGCGGTTCAAGGAACTCTTCGCCAACAAGTCGAAGTGGAAGAACGCCTCCACCTATTGCGGCCAGGACGTCGACGAGATGCTGCGCATCTTCAAGGCCATGGTGCCGAAGATGCCCCGGACCGAGATGGACTTGATCAACCTGGTCACACGCATGTTCTGCGACCCGGTGCTCAAAGTCGACATCCCGCGCGTTGAGAAGGAGCTTGCTCGTGAAATCGCCGCGCGCAAAGCCGCGCTACTGGGCATCGTCAAGGAATCCGACTACGCCCACGAAATCAAGCTGATTCTGAAGACCAAGGACGAACGGGAGCTGGTCGGCGAAGACCGCGCCATGCTGGTGGCCAAGCGGGTTATCGGCAGCAACGAGCGGTTCGCGAACCTGCTGCGCGCCGAAGGCGTCGAGCCGCCGGTCAAGATCAGCCCGGCCTGGATCAAGAAATCCGTGGCCGAGCGCGACGACGACAGCAAGTGGACGTACGCGTTCGCCAAGGACGATCTCGACTTCATCAACCTCCCCGATGACGTCGATGCGCTGTCCGAGGGCCTGAACCTGGCTAAGGTCGCGGACGTGAAGAAGCTGGCCGCACGGCAAGCCCGGCTCCGCGCTCTCGTCGATGCGCGCCTGGCCGTCAAGTCCACGACCAATATCACCCGCGCCGAGCGCTTCTTGAAGGCTGGCGCAAACGGCATGAAGCTGCCAGTGGGCTATGCCTACTACCGCGCCCACACCGGTCGGTTGGGCGGCAACAACAAGATGAACATGCAGAACCTCACCCGTGGTGGTGAGCTCCGCCTGTCCATCCTGGCACCGGCCGGCTACATGCTGGCTGTGTGCGATTCGGGTCAGATCGAAGCCCGCGTAAACGGCTGGCTCTGGGGTCAGCAGGATCTGCTCGATGCCTTCCGTGCATCGGACTCCTGGGACAAGTCCAAGGGTGTGGCCACCGGTGCCAATCTCGACGCCTATTGCCGCTTCGCGACAGCAGTGTACGGTCGCGAGATCACGACGAAGGACAAGGACGAACGCTTCCTGGGCAAGGTCTGCGTGCTCGGTCTGGGCTACCAAATGGGCGCACCGAAGCTGCAGCTAACCCTCGCAAAGGGCGCGCTAGGCGGCCCGCCGATCTTCCTGTCACTCGACCGTTGCCACGAGATCGTCAACACCTACCGGCGTCTGAACCACCGCATCCAGAACGGCTGGAAGATCTGCTCGCAGATCATCGAAGACATGGCGGCGGGGCGAGGCGGTTCGCACGGTCCGATCTCCTGGGAGAAGGAGACCGTGTGGCTGCCCAACGGCATGGCGTTGAAGTACCCGGACCTCAAGAAGCGCCTGAACGACAACGGCTACGACGAGTGGACCTACCAGGGCATGCTCAAGGGCACGCCGGTCCGCAAGAAGATCTACGGCGGCCTGCTGTGCGAGAACATCGTCCAAGCGCTGGCCCGGATCATCGTGATGTACCAGACCTTGGAGATCGACAAGATCGACCGGGTCGTCATGAGCACGCACGACGAGGCTGTGGCCTGCATCAAGAAAGCCCGCGCGTCGTCAGCGATGACGCGGATGTTGAAGCTGATGAAGACGCCACCCAAGTGGTGCGCGGACATTCCGTTGAATGCCGAGGGTGGCTTCGATGTCAACTACTCGAAGTGACGGGCTGAAGATCACGAAAGTCTTTCCGCGAAGGCCGCCCAACTCCGGTTGGGTCTGCTTCGTCCGATGGCACAACGACGGTGGCCCATATGCCTGGTATGGCCTCAGCCCGCTCGGTGCCATGAAACGCGCAGTGCGGGGCGCTCGTGCCTTGATGATTAAAGAGGTATCTACGGAGCTGCGCAAATGAAGCGCCAGCGCGCCGACGGGCTGCAGATCGAGCGAGTCGAACACGTCAACAACTTTGTGTACTGCTGGAGGTGCGTCTACACGCGCCGCCGCACACGCCTGGTCGCCAGCAGCACGACGCGCTTCGGCGCCATGCGTGAAGCAGTGCGGAGTTCTAACGAGGCGCTCGCTCACGAGCTGGCGACTGAGCTGCGCGACCGAGGAAGGATCAACTGGCCATGAAGCCCGCTCGCTATTTCCAGGTTGAACACTGCAAGCCGCGTGAACCCTCCTATGACAACGAACAGACCTGGCAGGCGGAGCTCTGGTGGCGCGGTCATCCGTTCATTTGGTTTGGCAACTCGGCCTGGACCGCGATCCTCTCCGGCGCTCGTGTTCTTCGGCGATGGGAAGTCTCCAAGTTGTCGAGGGAACTGATGCGATGAAGCTCTTCAAGATCACTTCCGTCCGCCGGTCCCAAACCGGCCCTGGCTGGGTTGCCAACGCCGAGTCGCTCACCCTGACGCACAAGACCGGCTACACCGGCGCCATCGGACGCACACCGCTCGAAGCTGCGCGCTACGTGAAACGGACGGTGCAGCGCGACATCGTCAACCAGACAACGCGGGAGCTGCGGAGGTGAGCATGACGGTCTACGACAACCTCCGCCGCGCCGATTGGCTTGTCGTCAAGCGCACCTTCGGCGACACCGAGCTGCACGTCAGCTACAAGGACAAGGTCCGGCGCGTCTTCATGCCGTTTCACGCCTACCCTCAGGAGCTCTGGGACAAGGCCTGCGCAACGCGGCTTGAGATGGTCGCCGAGTGGAACGCCATCCGCGACGTCACTAAGGCGCTGATGTCATGACCGACACCGAGATCCTCAACGCTCTTGAAGAGGCGATGGGCGACGAGATCGCCATCGAGTTCAAACGCATCTGGCTCACGAGCCGAAGCTCCAAGTGGACTGTGAGCTACCAGGCTCAGTTCGAAGAGAAGGGCCAGCGGCAACTGTTCTCGATGGGCGGCGGTGCAGGTTTGCGCGACGCGATCCTCAAAGCCATCGACAACGACGTAGGCCGACGCGTTGACAACGTCACGAAAGAACTACGCCAATGACCGACACCGAGATCCTCAACTACCTGCAAGAGTCCGTCACCTACCGCCGCCGACGCAAAGGGCCGGAAGACATCGAGATCGGTTCGGTGACGTTCACCGTTGGTCTGCGCCCGAAGAACCTTCGCGAGCTTCTCGTCGAGGCGATCGCTGTTGACCTGGGCGTCCGCGAGCAGCGCGCCTGCAGCGAGGTAACCGCCGAGCTGTTGGGTGGCGGGAACAGTTAGGTGCGTTGAACTTTCTTCGCCCTCTCATCTAATTTCGATCTACACTCCGTCTAACAAAGGAGCACGCAATGTCCACTGCTACCGCTACCCGTTCTCGCGCCGCGGCCAAGGCCGTCAAGCAAGTCACCGCGGCCCTGGCGCCGCCCAAGCTCGGCGAGATCATCGACCGCATGTTCGACACCCGCGAGAAGAAGCGGAAGCTCGACGGTGATATCGCCAAGTTGGAAGCCGAGCTCAAGGAAGACGAGGAGCTGCTCCTCGAACGCATGAAGGCCGAGGCCACTGACAAAGCGGCCGGCAAGAAAGCCAGCGCCTCGATCACGATGGGCGTCGTGGCCAACGTCGAGGACTGGGCCAAGGTCGAAGCCTTCGTCAAGAAGACCGGCAACTTCCAGCTGTTTCAACGCCGCATCTCTGACCCTGCGTTCCGTGAACTCATGGAACGCAGGGGCGCCGTGCCCGGCATCACCCCGTTCGAGAAACGCAAGCTCAACCTGCGCGTCTTGAGCACCTGATCTAACTTAGATCGCAACCACAACGAAGGAGCCTTCATGGCCACGAAGAAACCCGCCGCTGCCCCCGCGGCCAAGACCGCCGCGAAGCCCTTGAAGGCGACCGTCGAAGCCAAGACCGCCATCGCCGTGCGCAAGCCCACCGGCGGCGCGATCGTGTCGATCCAGGAGGCCTTGAAGGCCCAGGTCGCCGGCATGAGCGAGCGCACCCAGCCGGCCGGCGGCAACAAGATCAAGCTGTCCCCGGGCAAGTTCTCGCTGCCGGATGGCACGGAAGCCCAAGGCGAGCTGCAGCTGGTCGTCGTCGACTTCGTGACGGTGCACAAGTTCTACGAGGGCAAATACGACTCGAAGAACATCGTGCCGCCCGGTTGCTTCGCGATCGGCGTGAACCCCAAGCAGATGACGCCTAGCGCCAACTCGCCCAACCTGCAGAGCGAGTCCTGCCAGGGCTGCCCCATGAACGAGTTCGGCTCGTCGGGCGAGGGCAAGGCGTGCAAGAACGGCCGCTTGCTGGCCGTGCTGCCGCCGGACGCGGACGACAAGACCGACATGTGGCTGTTGGAAGTCAGCCCGACGGCGCTGAAGAACTTCGACGGCTACGTCAACAGCGTTGCACGTCAGTTCCAGATGCCGCCGGTTGGCGTCATCACCACGGTCTCCCTGGACCCGAACGTGGACTACCCGAAGCTGGTCTTCAGCGACCCGCAGCCCAACAACAACTTGGAGCTCAGCTTCGCCCGACAAGGCGAAGCCCGCGAGATGTTGAATGTCGAGCCCGACGTGTCGGGCTGGCAGGCCCCGAACACCAAGGGCCGCGCTGCTGCCAAACCCGTGCGCCGCTGAACGGCGCTGAAAGATTCCCATGTCAGTCCGTCAGTGGCACGTCTCGCAAGCACTCTCATCCGTCGCGCGTCTGAACGAGCTGCTGAACGACCTGACAGAGGAAGAAGTGCTGGCCTGCCTCCGTCTGGAGGCGGCCAGCTCACGACGAGGGTCGGTGATCAACCGGCTCATTTCCCGAGCAGTTCGAATCAACGAGCTCTCATACGCAACTGCACTCAAGGAGCAATTCCATGCCCCGTTTTTCCACCAAGAACCTGACCCCGGCCGAACTGAAGGCGCAACGCAAGGAACTGGCCGCAAGCCTCAAGGCTCTCAGCGGTTCGGTCAAGCTGAACGGCGCCAACGTCAAGGCCGCTGAGAAGGCACACGGCGCGTCCGTTGCCGAGGCCGGCAAGACCCTCGGCGCCGCACAGAAGCAGCACGCCGCCGCGGTGAAAGTCGCGGACAAGGTCTTCGACGCCGCGACCAAGGCCGCCGGCAAGGAAGCCGCCAACCTGCAGAAGCAGGTGGATGCGCACACCGCCAAGCTGGCCCAGATCGACGAGGCCCTGACCCCCACCTCGGCGGCGCAAGCGGAACAACCCCAAGACGTGAAGAGTGCCGGCCGCAAGACCAAGGTCAGCGCCTCGGTCTAGTATCGGTCTACGGCCGTTCTGCGTTAGACGTGGAGCGGCCGTCGTTTTGGGCGCAGGCAAAGAGACAACAAAGGAAGAGGAACATATGAGCGAGGTGATGATCGACTTGGAGACGTTCGGCCTTGGTGCCGATGCGGTGATCATGTCTATCGGCGCGGTCAAGTTTGACCTGGCCAAAGGAGTAATCGAAGACTCGGCGTTCTACGCCAGCGTTTCCATCGACTCGAACCTGGAGCTCGGACGCAGCATCAGTGAAAGCACCGTCATTTGGTGGATGGAACAGGCCGCCGAGGCGCAGGCCGTGTTCAAGGAAGAGAAGATCCACCTCCGCGAGGCCCTAGAACAATTCACCGAATGGCTCGGCCATTCGAAGCACAACGTCTGGGGCAACGGCCCTGCCTTCGACCTTGGCAAGATCGCCCACGCTTACAAACAGTGCGGCTGGGACCATCCCTGGGAGTTCTACAATGAGCGTTGCGTCCGCACCTACCGCTCGCTCCCCGGCGCCAAGGCGATCCCCAAGGTGACGCCAGCCGTCGCTCATCACGGCATGCACGATGCCTATGCGCAGGCCCAGCACATCATCAACATCTACCAAGCGCTGTTCGGCGGCGCGCATACCGCCAAGCCAGCGAAATCTTCCATGGTGAAGGCACATGGCTGAACTCCATTACCCCGTCCCACCGCCCAAGGTGGCGCTGCCGAACAACGTCACCGACACGCTCGTCGAGCGCGGCAATCGTTACGGCAATTTTGTCGACCATGCCGAGGTGACCCAAAGGCTCAAGAACGTCATCGCCAGTGAGCTGGGGCGCCGCGGCAAGTCGCTGGCTGCAGATCAGCAGGAAGCTCTCGACATGATCTGCCACAAGATCGGCCGCATCGTGAACGGCGACCCGAACTATTCCGATAGCTGGCACGACATCGCCGGCTATGCCCAACTGGTCGACAAACGGCTGCAAGGCACGGTGCTCTGATGAGCGGCCCAGAGAACACGTTCATGGCGAGCGTGCACCGGCACCTGCCGCCCGACCTTTACCGCATGAAGACGCACAACCCGTATATCTCGGGGCCAGCTGACGTCTGGTACAGCGGCAGCAAACGCGACCTCTGGGTTGAGTACAAGTTCTTGGCGGTCCCGAAGAGACCGACGACGGTCATCGACCTCACTGCCGGCAAAGATCCGGCACTGTCTGTGCTTCAGCAGGACTGGCTCAACGAACGCTACGCCGAAGGCCGCAACGTGTGGGTCATCGTCGGCTGTAAGGCTGGTGGCGTCTTGCTGAAAGATAAGGACTGGATGCAACCACGCACTGTGGCGAATTTCCAATCCGCCCTACAGACTCGTGCTGAGCTGGCGACCGCACTGCGATACTTCTTGGAGTCTCCGTGAACTTTCAACCACTGTTCACCACAGCTCGCGTCGTCACCGCGGTGTACCGCATCGCGTCGACGATAACTCTTCTGAGCTACCTGGCCCGACGTCGTCGGCGTCAGGGACATGAGGTACCTCGCCGCCGTCGCTTGCCGTACTGAGGTCGACGAAAATAGATCCGACACACATCGAAAGATGTGAGGAGATCGTTTTTACTTTGCCGCCAAACTTTTTACGGCGGCTCACCGGAGACCCTGAGATGAACGGAAGCCACAAGGACGGGCTGTACGGCGCTCTCGAAGAAGCGCTTAAGAATTCGGACGAGGCGCTGGACTGCGCAACTCTCTTCGATATGCCCGAAGTGAAGAAGCACGCATCGACCGTGAACCGCGTGTCGGATTATTTGGGCAATATGTGGCGTAAGGGTGACGTGGCTCGCGTTCCAGCGCCGCGCCTGGAGGGCACACGTGCCCGTTGGCTGTACGCCTGGAAGGGCCGCGTTCTAGCGAAGCCCACCCTCGACGAGATACGGAATACCGCGGAGTTCACCTCCGGCAAGGTGAACAAGATTCTAAGCAGGCCCTCGCTTGAGATCACCGAAGAAGGGCGGTCCGTTGTGATCACGACGGCGAACCTGACGATCACCATCAAACAACGCTGAGCTGCAGCTATCCTCTGGACAGCTCCGCCCAACCGTCTAAGCTAGATCTATGGACGACATTAATACGGCCGCGAAGAGCGAAGGGTGGGCACTCGGCACGATGTTCGAGAACGGCACCACTAAGCCGCTATGGGAGATCCGCGGCGTGACGATGGCCGATGTTGCAGCCCGCGCGCATGTGCTGGCTCTGGCGAGAAGTAACTCCCGCCTCCATCAACAGGCTTTGCAGGCGGTGTTCCAGAGCCGCGCTGCACCAGCAGCGAAAAGGAAAGCACGATGAAGGACTTCAAGCCGATGTTGGCGGCCAAGACGGCGCCCTCCCCCATCGTCCTCCCGATCTATTTCTCTCCGAAGCTGGACGGCATCCGCGCCACCGTCGTCGGAGGCCAGCTGATCACTCGCACGAAGAAGCCCGTCCCCAACAAGTACATCCGGTCGCTGCTCAGCAACCGGAAGTTCGAAGGCATGGACGGTGAGCTGATCGTCGGCTCACCTACGGCGCCGGACTGCTACCGCGTCTCCAATAGCGGCGTCATGTCCCATAACGGTCAGCCGGACTTCACGTTCTGGGTGTTCGACAGAGTGCCGTTCGATCGACCAGACCTGCAGTTCAAGCAGCGCTACCAGGCCCTGCGAAGCGAGGACTGGAACCCCGCCGAACGCGCGCGGCTCTTGCCGCAACAGCTGATCGAATCAGCCGATCAACTCGAAGTCGCTGAGCAGGCAGCCGTCGACGCCGGCTACGAAGGCGGCATAGGTCGCAGTCTCGACGGGCTCTACAAGTTCAACCGCGCAACGCTGGCCGAAGGCTACCTCTGGAAACTCAAACGCTTCCATGACAGCGAGTGCCAGATCGTGAGCATCGAAGAAGAGATGCACAACACGAACGCGGCCGAGACCAACGAACTGGGACGGACCAAACGCAGCACGGCCAAAGCCGGCCTGGTCGGTAAGGGCACGATGGGCGCGCTGTGTGTGCGCGACATCTACTCCGGTGTCTCGTTCAAGATCGGCACCGGCTTCACGGCGGCGCAGCGCGCACAGCCTTGGAAGATCGGTTCGGTCCACAAGTACAAGTTCTTCCCCGTCGGGGTCAAGGACAAGCCCCGGCATCCGGTTTACATCGGTCCGCGTTCTAAGCTAGATCTATGAGCACGCTCAAGATGCTGCGGGAGCTGAAGCGTCAGCTCGAAGTCATCGGATGCAGCTGTGTCGTTGACACGAGCGTCAGTCACCCGAAGGTAGTCATCACCCACCCGGACGGCGCGGTTCAGCAGCTCTCGATGGCGTCAAGCCCGAGGGATGAGTCGCATCGGATCACCAACGCGATGCAGGAAGTGCGTCGCTTCGCGAGGAAGAACGATGGGAAGCACCCGCTGGGCGCGCAACCGCCGCCTGAAATGTGAATGCGGCGGCTACTGGTTCCCCCACCGTCGTGGTGGCGGGGCTTGTGACCACTCGGCCACACGCGACATCCACTTGGCCATTCGGTCGCGCGACCAAGACGCGTTTATCAACGCGACCTGGGACGCCTCCACCAAGCCTGCAAAGGACTGCCCGTTTTGACTACGCCCGCTCAATTCCGCTACCCGTCACTGGGTGACCCGAAGCCCCGCCCGAACCAGCGCGTGATGCTGATCAAGGCGGACAACAAGCACGAACCCGGCCTGTGGTCGGACGACTGCAAGGCCTGGTGCGTCCTGCATTCGGCCGAACGCAAGAAGCCCAAGGAGAACGCACTGTGAAGATCTACCAACTGACGAATCCCGAAGACCTCGACGACGAACCCAAATTTGCCGGCGGCCTGAGCGACATCAAGGCGCTGGCGCGCGCGGTGCCGACGGCTCTGCGTAAGCAGCATGCCGTCCACGAAGCCAACGTGCAGACCGACAAGGCCGGCGTCGTGGCGATGCTCAACGGCAGCCCGATCATCACGATCTCCCGCACCTTCAGCGTCACCCCGCGTGGCGGCTTGAAGGAAGAGGTCAGCTGATGGCCTGGGGCGACTCCTGGGGTCGCGCTCCCGGCCGCTCACCGAAGGCGGTCGCGGAGGCGTTCTATGCCGGCCGGCCGCACCAGCGCACGAACTGCGGGACGGACGGCCATAGCTACAAGCTGAGCGGTCTGACAATCGCCTCGCGTGTGTGGCCCGAGCATGAACTGCACGAGATCACCAACGCCCTGAAGGGATTGCCGCATCGACGTTCGCTGGAGTTCAGCTTTGCTGGCTACCCGACGCCAATGACGTGCCGGCACCTCCGGGCGCTCGGCGTCGACTGCGACACCGATTGGTTCGAGGGCCGCGACGCCCACGGCAAGTTCATCAAGGTCAAGGTGGCCCTGATGCGTGGTCGGCGCGTCGACCCCAATCGCTTCTACACGCTCGAAGAACTGGCCGAGATGCCGGAGTGGAAGCGTCCTGTGGAAGAGCCAAGGACACCACGGAACATGACCAAGGCCATGAACCTGGAGCTGAACTTTGGCTGATGCCAGACCCATCACTCTCGACGTGGTGCCTGCAGCCAAGCTGTTAGGCATCCACCCTGAGACGCTCAAGAAACAAGCCGCCTCCGGCGAAGTCCCGGGGGCCAAGTGCGGCCGCAAGTGGGTCTTCATCGAAGCGGACCTCCTCAGTCACATCCGCGCGAAGTACGCGCCCAAGGTCACATTGCCATGCCTGCAAAGAAGCAAGGGCTCTACCAGCGCGAACCCGGCGGCGTCTGGTACGTCGACATCCATCACGCTGGGCATCGGGTACGTCGCTCAACTGGACAATCTGATTACAAGAAGGCCGAAGCGGTCCGCAACGACATCCTCCTGAAGCTTCTTCAGCACGTTCCAGTGCTGAACGAACACAGCTGGGGAGAGGCAGTTCTAGAGTGGGCTAAGGCTCGGCCGCGGAGCGCGTCGGATCTGTTGAGCCTGAAGAAGTTCGCCCGGTATTTTCCAGACTGCGGGCTCAGCACCATCACGCGCGACACCGTGCATGAGGCGCTGAGCTTCTGCAGGACCGACGGCACGTACACGCGCTACCGCACGCTGATCGCAGCGATCCTGAACCTAGCCGTGGATAACGGCTGGTTGAAGGAGGCGCCCAAACTCAAGCAACGCGAGAGCAAGGTGGCCAAGACACGCGACTGGCTCACTCACGAGCAATGGGACAAGCTCTACCTTGAGCTGCCCGAGCACCAGCGCGCGCCGGCCGCCTTCAGTATTGAGGTGGGCTTGCGCAAAGCTAACACGCTGGGCCTGCAGTGGAAGCAAGTCGATCTCAAACGCCGCGTGGCATGGGTTGAGGCCGAAGACACCAAGGCCGGCAGAGCGCTCGCGGTGCCGCTCAGCAACAAGGCTGTCGAGATCCTCCAGGCTCTGGTCGGGAAGCACAAGACGTATGTCTTCGTGCATCGCGGCAAGCCGCTCGGTGACACGAAGACCGCTTTCAAAGCTGCGTGCATCCGTGCGGGGCTCGGCCGGATTGCAAAGCGGCCGAATGGTGAGCTGTACTACGACGGGTTCACCTGGCATGGCTTCCGCCACACGTGGGCCACCTGGCACGTCCAGAACGGCACGCCGCTCGACGTCCTGCAGAAGCTGGGCGGCTGGGCTGACCTCCGCATGGTGATGCGCTACGCCCATCACTCCCCTGGCCACTTGGCCTCGTTTGCCAACAACACCAAGAGGACTTCTCATGACTGACCAACAACGCCGCGAAATCGACACTCATTACCGCCGTGTCCACGGCGAGCAAGCGCTGTGCGCTGCGATCCACAACCTCATCGACAACGAGTGCTGGTTCTCCATCACGCCGGAACCGGACGACATGTGGCGGATCAACGTGAAGTCGGACTGTGTCGACTTCCTGCCGCCGGGCAAGGACTGGAGCGCCGCGAGTGACGCCGAGCTGCTCGCCTTCGCCGCCACTCAACTCCCGGATCAGATCGTCGACTTCAACACCGGCGAAACGATCCTAAGCGACGACGCTGCTATTGACGGTCGCGGCGATGACGGCTTCCGCGTCACGACGGTGACTTGGATCTGCTACCCCCGGGACCGGTCATGAACGACCGGATCACCTCTGTCGAGTCCGGCGTGCCTGAAGCAATCCGCAAGGCAGCCAGGAACGTCTGTGACTACTTCGCCAACCGCGGCGTGATGGTCTGGCAGCTCGAAGACATGCGCTCGAAGGGGTTCGACGCCAAATTGCCATCGGTTGAGCGCGACCTGATGCCCAAACTCGGCGAGACCGTGCTGATCCACCTGGCGAGTCAGGACTCGTGGGTAGAACACTCCGTCGTCGGCTTCTACGCCTGGGGTGACCTGAAGGGCGACTCAGCGCTCGTGCGTCTCTTCGTCCGGGTCCAGGACAGCCAGGGCTATCTCAACGCCCGGCTGCTGAAGGACGTCCGCCGACTGGACGAGACGCCGTTCATCGCATCAAAGAGGGCTGCAGCATGACCACCGAAAAACCAATCCCCCAGCCTGCACAGACGCACACGCCCGGTCCTTGGCGCGTCGGGAATGGCGACACGCGCACCGGCTACACGGTGGTCCTTGGCGACAACGAGCTTTTGGTCGGCGGCTGGGGGCTGCGTTCACTCGCCAATGCCAGCCTGATCGCTGCCGCGCCAGAGCTGTTTGCCGCCTGTCAGAAGTTCATGGATGGCATCTCAATCCTGAACGACGGCCCAGACGAAAGCGATGTTGCACACGCGCAAAACCAGCTGGTTGAGTCCTTCAAGTTGGCCCGTGCCGCAATCAACAAGGTCACAGGAGCTCAAGCATGACCACCGAATTTCAAGCCAAGCCCACGCCGGCCTGCACCTACCGATGCGAGGCGTTCCCGGAATGTGGCTGCGTGACGCCCGACCGCCAGCAGGCCCTGGCAGCGATTAATCATGTCTTGGACTGCCTGCTGCGCGACTCTCCGGACGAAATTCAGGCGGCCATGCTCGACCGTGCTGCCGGTGCCTTACAGGCCACTGTCCCAGCCCCTGAGGGAGGGGATGCAACCCTGCTCGCCGCAGCGAAGCGCGTGATTGCGCAAGGCGGCACAGCCTGGTTTAGCGAACAACAACTGGCCGACGAAAACGGCCTGGGGCTGGACGACACAGAAGCGGCATTCATTGCGCTTTGTAGTCCCGCCGCAGTTCTCGCGGCCCTTTCCGTTACTCAGCCCAAGGGTATCCAGCCCTGCAAGGGCATGAACTGCGGCGCAACGGACGGCAAGAGCCATTCGCCGGAGTGCTTCGCCGAGCACGCCGCCACCGTTGACCCTGGCGTCGGCGAGCGGCACCGGGAGTCCCGGTACGCGGGCTACAAGGGCGAGCCGTTCCCGTTCTCCGCGAGCGAAGACGAGCAGGCGGCCTGGGTGATCGGCTTCAAGGCTCGCCTGCCGGCCGCCCCATCCCCCGCGCCTGCACATGCGGACGCCCTCTCGCAGCTCGGTGCCGCGCTGGACTGGATCACCGATGGCGTGAAGCTGAACGCCAACACGGCACACCTGGTGCTGCGCTTCGCCCGCGCGCTGGCTGAGAAACTGGCGCGCGCTGAGGTGAAGTACGGCTACGCCGATGGGTGGCTCCAGCACGACTGGATGGACGAGTGCCGCACCCGTCTCATCGAGCACCTGGGCAAGGGCGACCCGCGCGACGTGGCGGCCTACTGCGCCTTCCTGTGGCACCACGGGGAGAGCACGGCGGCGCCGGTCTACACCGCCCAAGCCCCCGCAGTAGGGGCTGACTGGGAGGCGGCTTACGAACAGTTCAAGGACGGCCCGGCGTTCCCACCTTATACCCCGGCCCTGAAAGTCGCTTTCGAGGCGGGGATAACCTGGCAGGCCGCCCAGCAGGTGCCACCCGAATGGGTGTTTGAAAAGCAGGCGGAGCCCCTTGTCGGGCACCTGCGAATCCAAGACCCGAGCGGACGCTACGTCTACGTCGGTGCCGACTGCCTCGATACCACCGAGCGGATGCTGTTTGACCTGGCAACGGCGCTTTCCCGTCCCCCGGTACAGGAGACGGCAAGCAAGCACGCGGACTGCACTCCGGCATGTCAAGGCAACCTCTGGGAGTGCATGAAGTACGGGTGCCATCGTCTGAAGACCGGCGCACAGGGGCCGCAGTCATGACGGTCGCTGCGCTCTACGTCGAGACGGACGGCTGCTACTTCGGCCAGGCCGGCGTCGATCCCTGGGACATCGTTCGCGACGCCCGCACCTACGCCGGCCCGTGGCCCGTGGTGGCGCACCCACCCTGCCAGCGCTGGGGCCGCTTCTGGCATGGCAGCACGCGCAAGCCGCACCAGTTCAAGCTGGGCGACGACGGCGGCTGTTTTGAGGCGGCGTTCAAGGCGCTGAAGCGCTACGGCGGCGTGCTGGAGCACCCAGCGCACAGCAAGGCGTTCGACGCGTTCAGCATCCTCAAGCCCAAGCAGGGCGCCGGGTGGCAGTTCGACCGCGAGCATGGCGTCTGGGTCTGCTATGTCGAGCAGGGGCACTACGGCCACACCAGTCGCAAGGCAACGTGGCTGATCGCCTGCGGCATGCAGCGCTCCGAACTGCCCGAGCTGAATTGGTCGCAGGGCGAGCAGCGCCTGCCCGAGTGGATGGTTGAGCGTTACGGCTACGCCAAGGCCCGCCGCATCGGCGTCGTGGCCATGGTGGGCGGCAAGGACAAGACGCGCATCCGCAACGCGACCCCGGTGCCCTGTGAAAGTACGGGAATCAGGCCGCGGCCCAGAGG